TTAGAACTTGTAAACCATATTATCCTCATACTTACCTGAATAGCTTGCTGAGGCATTGACTACAATTCGTTTCGCATTATCAAAGGCTTGCCAGTTATCGACCTTATCATCCTGCATGTACTCAATAAACCGCACAAATTCCGACTTTGTTGAACTGAAGAATATATAAGGTGGTCGCGTAATATTGACCAGTCGCAAGAAATCAATCAAATCAAAATAGGTGGCTTGTTTGTAGCTTTCCTGCTTGGTGCAAAGGTAAGGCGGATCTAATACAAACAAGGCTTTCGGATTATCGGTAAACTTCGGCAGCAGCGTATGGAATGATTCACGGATAACTTCCACGCCATCCAAATACCCCTCTGCACTAGGATAATCGCTTAATCGAACGCAATGCCAAAAATCTTTCTTATACAGTTCGTCTAATGAGCTTACTTGTTGTCCACTAAACAATAGCCAACTCGTCAAGCAGTTTAAATCTTTGTAACCTTTGAATTGCTCGATGATTTTAATGATTTCTGCCTTTAACGACTTTGGTAAACGCTTATTCTTTGGCGTAGCGTTACCAATTTTTGCAAAGATTTGTGTGCGTAAGGCGTTAGTGTCGTTGATATATGCCAATCTTTCGGCATAGCCATCAAAATCATTGTAAATGACGCGGGCTTTCGGTTTTAACCGTTTGGCGGTGTGACTGAGTAAGCCCGAACCGCCGAATGTATCAATAATCGTCCAGCCTTCGCCATCACCTTTAATATTCTCATTTAAAACTGTTTCAAAATGTTTAAGAAACATTCGTTTTTGTCCGATAAACGGCAATGGGGCTTGTTTAAAGGTGTTTTGATTTGCCATAGTTTTTCCTTTCTATGGCGTTCCGATGCTCAAGGCATTCTGACACTCAAATCAAATTAACGTGTAGTATTAACGGTTTTGCAACGAGGGCATTTGATTTCTAAATAACCAACTATACCCACTTTCGCCAATAATTTGTTACAAAATGTGCAACGGATTGCTTTAATTGACTGCATATATTTCTCCTAATCAAAAGATTTGTTACAATCCGCCCGCCTTGCGCAAGGTAGGCGGCGTATGGCTATATGCAGGCTAGTTCTGCGTAGCTGGTAACAACGAGCATTCCTAGTTCCGTTGTTATCGCCGTCTTTTCTTTACTTAATTAAACTTTGTGCAGGGTAAACTCTCCTTTTAACTAAATATAGCGGCCAACTGATTCGGACTAAATCGCCAGCCACTCTCGCCAGCGCTAATCGCATTAAAACACCACTCACTGCAAAAATATTTTGAGCGTTTTTGTTTGATGCCTAGCACAATTCCTAACGCACCCCACCAGTCATATTTACAACCCAAAGTACGGTCAAAATAGACTTTGATTTGTTCTTCAGTTACACCGTCAAGCGGGATTAAATCCCATTTTGTGCTATCGCTCACATCAATTTGCTTGCAACGCACACCACCGTCTTGCACCGATGATGAGTAGCAGTCATATACTGTCGCATGCTCATAATGATGCCCATTGCCAAACTCAATACGCTCAATGGCAATTTCGCAATGCGAGTATTGACCCTTAGTAAAAAATCGAGTAACACGGTCGGCGATTGCTTTAACTGGCTCTTTGCGCCAGTCGCGTTTGTGCTTGTACATCGCCAAATAAACATTAGCCATTATTATAAGCCTCCATTAAATGATCCATTTGTTTGATGATGTCATCATAGATTGATTGTAGTTGCTCAAGCGTGAGATTAGGGGCTTTGAGCTCATACTTGCGCATACGTTGGTTGGCAAGCTCCATTTGTAGTTTTTCCAGTCCTGCTGCCTGAGTCAAAATCAGGTTTGTGGCGGTCTTGTTATCCAGTCTCGCACGTTGTGCAAAGTCTGAGATGTAACGACTGCACTCGCCCTCATAATTTGCGGATTTATACGCTTCTGCGGACGCTTGGCGTTCGCGGTACTCACTTTCAAAACGTGTCCATGTGCTGTAGATTGCGGCTGCGTGCTCATCTATGTCAGCAATAAGGCGAGTTTGGGTGTCGGCTAAAAGTGCGGTTTGTTTTTCGGGGGATATCACCCAGGCTTTGCCGTCCCATTCGTGGGCCATGGTTGGTCTAGGTGATGTAGTTTCTACTTTGCCATCTTTAACATAAAGCAAGCATCCACTATTCATTTGCGCTATCAAATTATCATATTCCGTATTTGACACTTTTATAGCTGAAGCAGGAATTGTATGTAATCCTTCAACAAGAAATGAATTGATTTGTTCGTCATAAAAATACATATTTTCTCCTAGTTTCCAATTGCTATCCATTTGGCATTATTAGCATCACTATCATATTTACCCTTATGAAAAAATCTTGTATTGCTAATATTAAAGATAATATAGTTTTCGTAGTTTCCTCCGCCATTAGGGGTACCGATAACAGAAAAACATTGATGTGGAAATGCGATTGGGAAATTAACCCATCCACCGTTTGATATCCCCCATTGCATAATCAATCCATTTGGCAATTTACACCAGCCATTTCCAGATAAGTTTTGCGAAAAATCATCTATAGATACAGATTTGTTAAGAGATTTACCACCTGAAGAGCGAACATCCCCTGCACTATTAAAGTCGCCGTTATGCTCAAACCACCACATTCTTTCTTTCCCGTTATCCTCAATCAAGTGGATAACGCCACTGCCAAATTGATTAATTGTCCCGGGGGTCATATACCCAAAACTAAATGCCGTTCCATATTGATTGCCGTTGGTGTTAAGCCCCTTGATAAAGGGATAATAGATATTTTCTCCGTTGGCATTTGGGTTATGTACCACATACGGTGCTTTTTTGTCGGCCCATTGATTGGCAAATGTGCCCTGTCCATATGCTTTCGCGGTATGACCGGTAGCACGCATAACACCACCGGTATAAATCCCTGCACTGTCAACTGTTGCGATAAATTCAGAGCTATTTTTTCGACCGCCGAGATTTAATGAGCCATTGTTGTTAAATCCAATTCCGGTGACTTCGTTACCAATAAACGTATCACCCGAAAACTTAATCGGCATACGCCATGAGTAATTTGCGATGTAATAGTTTTCAGTCGCGCCGGTAAATGTGAGTGTGCCCGTCATACTGTCACCAGTTTTATTCACGACTTGATCAATATAGGCAATCGTGCCATCTCTTTTTGGCAAAAATGCCACTGCTACGTTTTCGCCGTTTGGCTTACGATATACTGCGGTAAGCATAGTGCCGTTAGCGTGATTATTACCTTCGAGCCTCAAGTAGTATCCATCATTGTTATATAAATTAATACCACTCCAATCACCTTGTTTAAGTGACAAATCACCTGTCATCGTATCGCCTGATTTAGCTACCCTGTCGTTAGCGTTATCATTCGCAATTTTCACAGCCGCACTTGTTGCCACTGTGTCTGAGCTATTACTGTTAACGTCTGATGATTTTTTGCTGTTGGGGATGTAATTTGTCAAACTACGTAAAATCGAATCAATAAAGCCTTTCAGGATTTTAATGACCTTAGGTGTAGCAGCCATTTCTTCTGATTCCGAATCATAACCGGAATAAAGTTGTACCTCGCCTTTTTGCGTTGTAGAGGCTTTTTTTCGGTTATCATCAATAATCTTAACAATAGCCTCATAAAGCTGAGTTTGCTTATTTTCTACAGGTCTAAAACCTGCTTTTTGCAACACATAATGCGCCTCGGCTTGCACGTCACGCAAACGGTCTTGCACATCGTTAAGCCACGTATCTGTCACGCGTGTGCCTTGTTCGCCAGTTGCCGGATTACCGGCATGAAAGCGCTTGTCAGCGGAATTAATTTCGGGTAGTAACGTTTTCATTTTGTCTCTCTATTGATACGCAAAATAGCAGTAGGTATGGGCGGGTTTTAAATCGCGAAAGAACTCCTCAATAATCCGGTCACCAAACTCAACTAAATGATCACCGGCAAAGGAGCTTCCAGCTCGGAAATACACGATATTGTCATCGCCGTTTAACACCGTCACCCGCCACATATAAATCAAGCTCTCACGCGGATCATTGCGAAATTGAGCAATATCACCAGGATTAGGCAGGTCATTTTGTAACGGCGAAAACTCTTTGATTTGAATGCGGTAGCCGATACTTTCGGCAAGGCGGGTAAAATACGGAATAGATAACCCACCCACGGCATTAAGTTGTACAATGACGCGTTTAACACGCTCTTGATAAGACTTGCTTAAATCCGTTTTAATCCCGCAAATACGCTCCCAATCAGCTAACATTTGGTTTGAAGTGGCAGGCTCAATTGCTGCTAATACCTCTTCTGCACTTTGTTGTAAGCGGTCAAATGCGTTGCCGTCCACTTCGCACTGCGCAATAAAATGTTCGCCGTTGATGTTGTAACTCACTGGCGGATAAAGCTGTTTTAATACGTTGGCGTGTTGCATTAGCCCATCTCCGTCACGGTGATTTCGCCCAAGCGGAACCATTCAATTTTGTTAATCACATCAGCTTTGCGGTTGGCATTCGGGGCAATAAAACGGCGGTCAACCACGCCGATTAAATCACTCACCACCGCTTCGCATTGCGACACAATTAAATCATCGCCCGGAATCAAACCGTTAAAATAATCAGTCAGCGCGTTGCGAATAGCGGTTTTAATGTCATTTAATGCCACGCCACTGATTTTCACTTGGATGTTAAAATTAACTTTTGTCACATCCGGTTTAACAACTTTGCTTTCTTTTGCCGTCACCGGGCGTTCTTGGTCGATATATTCCTGGGCACGACGTACCGTGTCATCACTTGGCACGCCATTATCTGCCGTAATCGCAATATCAACTGTACCGAGCCCTCGACGTAGCGGGTAAACATACGCTTGTTCAACGCCATCCACCTCTAATGCCCAGTCTTTGTAATCATATCGGTTGCCACCCGCCGCAGGTCGGCGGATTTTATTGAGTAAACGCTCCAACAATGAGCTATCGCTTTCCGCGTTGGTCGCACCCACCACGTCATTTAGTACAACATCTGTGCTTACGCCAACTGGCGCCGCCATAAACGATCCTTTTGTGGCGGTTTTAATATTTTGTGCTGCACCGGTGGCAAGAGAGCGCACCGCGACGACAACAGAACCAGCGGCGGAAATCACCGCACTTTCGGTCGTCTCATAAAAACGCCCATCTTCGGTTTTGATTTGTAATCCTACGGCTATCACAGCATCAGGATTGCCGCTAATAGTGGCGCCTTTGCCTGCTGCATAGGTTGCATTACGACGGCGCAAACCGCGCAATCCTGCGTGTTTTTCTAAAAATTCGGTGTCGGCGGTATCCGGAAAAAACTGTTTAATTAGCCATTTTTGGTGTGCATAAATCCCTTCTGCACAGGCGGCCAAACTACTGGCACGTGCATAAGCGTCACTGTCTTCGGACGTGTCGGCATTTGGGTAATAAGTTTGGTAATCCCGCAGAATACTGGCACGGATTTCTTCGAGAGTTGGCACGATAAACACGATTTAAACACCTTTTAAATGACGTTTACGGGGTGTTTAAAAGTGTATTGTTCGCCCCGGCTGTCGGTTACGGAAATAGAAAGAATCACTCTGCCGTTGTGCGGTTGTTCATGCGTAACAACAATTTCGCTCGCGCGCCCGTCATCAAGTAACGGCTGTAACGCTTCCTCGGCGTATTGTTGCGCCAACATCCCCACGCGGCTTAAATCTTTCTCACGTTGAATAGTATGGAGCAGAGAACCTACACGCCCATTTGCCCACCATGAGCCTAAAGGTGTAGTCAGTCTGATATACACAGCATTTTGCAGTGTACTGATATGCGAATTTGTATAGTCCCCGGTAAGCGGGCTGATTTCTCTGTCCATGCTGACAGAGTAAAAGAAAGGGGAAAGAAAAAGGCGGGGAGAGAGTTCCACACCGCCTTTAATTTTGGATTATTGAGGTTGTCCGGTTACGCCACCGCTATCCCCGCGGTGGGTATGGCTGACAAGGGATGTACCGTTGGCAGTCACGTCGCCATCAGTAGTAAAGCTACCTTTTGTTTGCGTTACGTTACCGGTAAATGACGCGCCAGAACCGCCCTGAACAGCCATGCCACCGTTGCCGTTGATTTGACCTTGCGCAGTAAACACATGGTCTGTCTCAACAATCGGACTACTGATCTCAACTTTGGTCGTGGCGGTTATTTTTAATATATCACAATCAATTTCGATTAATCGACCTTGTTTTAAAATAATCGTGCTTCCGCTTTCGTCATAAACAGCGGTCTCGCCCGATTTTAAATTTTTAACCCGAAAAGAACCGTTTTCCGTGGCAATCACGATGGAGTGGGTTGTCTCCCCGCCCATCGGCAATACCACCACTTGCGTTCCCGCAGGCGGCACAGACGTTAAGCCGAATTGTTGCATCAATTCCACGTCTTGTAAGGTTTCATCTGCCAATCCGGACACCTGCACTTTTTGGATATTGTCCGCACTTTTGACTAAATTCAACTTTCCGCGAAAGGCTTGGCGTACTGCGCCCAAGGCGGTTTCTGCTTGTTGTCTTATTGCCTGTCCTAGTCGTCGCATATTAATCCCCATCTAATACAATTAAATCGCCTTTCTTTTTCTTGCTTTTTTTACCTTTTCGCTTACGTGCCTCTTTAGATTTGTTCGCATAAGCGTCAGGCGTCCACACACCGTCTTGTTTTAAGCGTAGTTCCGTGGTTGTACCGCCTTGCCGGCTTAAGGCAAAACGGCGACCCATCAGAAAGAAAATCGCGTCAATGTCGTATTCTTCGCAAATCACATGCACCCGTTGCCCAGGCGTCCACAACACACCGTCCTGCGTTTTGTGGTCAGGCACGGTAATCGTCAAAGTAAAACTGTTTAAAATACTGTCCGAAATGTATTTCTTTGCCCATTTTTTCAGAGCTTCTAAATTTTCCACATCCGGCACAATCACGGTTTTCGGTTTGTAGGTCTCAACAGCATCATCTTTAAACACCCATTTCAGATCGTTTTTATTGTCATCACCGCTTCGCCCGTGCCGTTGCGCCAAAAAAGTGATCTCCGAAAAGCTTTGCGACACGTCGGTAGTTAGGCTTGCCTGCGTGAAATTGTTGCGTTTGCCGTTTTTCGCACAACACAATGTCGCCACCGGAGGCGTAGAGTAATCCGCACCGCCCACAATCAACGTGCCGGCAGGATCAAACCATGCGTGCAACCCCGCCGAATTAGCACAATGGATAAGTGCATTCCACGCGGTTTCACCAATGTCGATGTCAACTTTATCTAACGTTGGATTAGATTCGGCACGCAATTCGACTTTTTTAATGCCTAGCGGCTCCACTATTTTTTTAATCGCATCTAACACCGTCAAACCTTTAACATTGGTAATCGGTGCGGAGCAATCCACTAAAATAGACGCTTTGTCGCGCCCATTTAAACTAAAAGTGCGGTCGGTTTTTGAAATAGAATGTTGTGTAGTGTCAACAATGCCCGTCAGTACAAGCTCACCGTTAATCAGCACTTTTGCCGTTTTGCCTGAATAATCCGCTAAAACAGTATTGTCTGACGGCACGCCAATACTGAAATTAAAGGCATCCGCAGGAATCAAAAAATCGCTGTCAATGTCGTAGCTTTTCCAGTTTTTGTGCTGTTTGCCGTCAATCTCAACCACAATCTCATTGTTAAACTGGTAGCCGTTATTTTGCGTAGCCATTAAGTACCTCACCTCGTGCAATAAAATTCGGGTAACGGATGTGCGGATTCAGGCGCAACAGCTCACCAGCGCGTGTGTAGTCGCCATAAAAAGCATGAGCTACCTGCTGGATTGTGCTATCAAATTCCGCTGTGCGAATAATTAATGGGGGCTTGCGATTAATCGCTGCCAAGGCTAACTGCGTTAATTTATGGCTTTGTTGACGCAGTTTTTCTGCCGTTTTGTAAGCCTGAGTATAAAGCCCCGTATTTGGTGTTTGCAGTTGTCTTGCGCCTGTTTGTTTTTTCACACTTAATGACATCAAACCAAAATCATCTTTAACGTAATTTAATGTCATCGCGTTTTGCTCAGCCTGCACTAACGCACGCACGGTATTCAACGCTGCCAAGGCTTGCAAGCGCGATTCCGTCACGATGTAATCAATTTCGGACGGAATTAACGAATCGTCCTCAATAAACTGAGTGGCGATTTTCAACACATTCGCCGTCGCCAACAACTGCACAGCGCAGAAGATTTCTTTAGTGTCTTGCGCCGTCAAGGATGACGTTAATGATTTCAAGGTATTTGATTTGCTGTTTTTGCCATTGCTTAAATTCGGTGCAATTTCTAATAGGCTTTTCACGGTGCGAGTGACCTCATCAAATTTTGCTCGCACGGTTAAGTCGTCACGGTTGGCAATGGTCGTTAAGCCATCGCGAATCATACTCGCTATCTCACGCACGGCATTGCCACCTTGTTGTCTGAATGCGTCTTTTGATGATGGTGTATTGGCGGAAATAACGTGCTTTTTCTTGTCCATATCAAACATATCGCGCACCTGCTCAAAACAGCCGTAAAGCGCACCAAACGAGCCTAATAAACGTGATTTGACATTAGCTGCGAAAGAAATCCCCTCCATAAAGAATCCATACAGCTCTAATACATCATCTACCAAGTCTTCTAGTTTAGTTAATAACTCATCAATCAAATCAAGCACAGAAAAGTTAAACAAGAAGATCGGTTTTGCCGGAGTGGCTTCCTGAAAACTTAAACTGACTGTGACATAATCCACAAAATCCGCTTCATGGTGAAAATAAGCCGAGGTGCAAAGCATATTTTGCAAGCGACCACGAATCGGATGCACCAATACCGCCGCACCTTGTTTTTCCAGGGCGGATAAAAAGCGTTTAAAATCGGTGTAATACCCCTCACCATAAAACACGGCTTGCAGTTGGATGGTGAGCGGATTTAAACCTAAATCCTCAATATCGCCCCCGTTTACGAATGGATACGCATGCGTAATGGTGGCGCGCTCTAAGTTATCATCCACACTTACCACATCAAACCGCACACCGCGATAAGATGCCTGCTGGATTGGCATTGTCCAACCTTTCATTTTTACCCCCGTTTAAGTTCTCGGTATTGGTTTTCGGACGTGTTTTCGGCAATTGTCCGACCGTCTAAGTCCACGCGAATTTGATTTTGAATGGTGAAATTTTGACTTTCCACCGCTTGTTTCATCCCTTCGCTGATGGTTGTGCCTAATTGCTGAAATTCAGCTTTATAGTCAGGTACTTGCACACGGCGGTTATACTCATCTTGTGTTAATGTGCCTCGCTTTAAGCGTTCGTCGGCAATCTCTTTTCGTTTAGCGGCATCACCAAGTGCATAACCGCCACTCGCTAAAGACCAAACTGACTTTTCAGGCGTAGGGACAGGCGGGGCATACTGAAACACCGATTTGCTTGGATAGGCTGCTGCATAGAACTTTTGTTTTTCGTCTTTTGTTGCGGCATCCAAGGTTTCTTGTCTTTCTTCTTGTTTTGCCATATAAGGGGCGTAATTTTCCGACCCTTCAAGCATTGCGCCAAAAACTAACAACGGCAAACTGCCTCGCCCAAACTTAGCAAGACGTCCCATTTTTGATGTATTCGCCGCAGTTGCAACGCCACCAGCCGAACCGGTTACACCCGCACCTTTACTCAAGACATCACCAACACCAAGTCCCAAACCGCCTTTGCCTCCTAATAATCGCAAAGACCCTGCCGCAGTAATAGCGGCTGCGCTTAATGCGGCGACTACGGTACCGGCAGTCACAATCTTGCCTGTTAAGTCAGGATAAGCTTTGGCATATTCGGCAATTTTCACACTTACATCACCCAAGGCATCATTAAAGCCCTTCATGCCTTCCATTTGTGCGAAATCTACGTTATTTTTTGCGTCTTCTACTTTGTAGCTGTTGGTATCTTTAATCACCGCATGAGAGGTATCCACCGCACCTTCGCTTTTATCCAGGCTTTCTTTCACTTCTTTACCAAGGCTCACGTTGTTACGAATACCCAATAACGCCATTAATGCTTGGCGGTCTGAAATGATTTGCCCGATTGCTGTGCCTTCCACCAAGTTCGTCATTTCGTTTAAGACTTGAGCTTGATCCTCTTTTTTAGCGCTTTTAAGTTTTTTCTGCAGAGCCTGGTACTTACCATCCTGACCAATCACCTGATCCATAATGCTCATAAAGGCTTCGATGGAGTTTTTACCTTTTTTCTTCTGAGCTTCCATTGAGGCGATAAAATCCACCCCATGGTCTTTACCATCCTTGCCTTTTATGTCGAGTTTTCGAAAGCGGTCTGAGGTTTCTTTTGATGTTAATTTTGCAAGTAAATTGACTAAGTTATTTCCCGCTTCATCTGATGTTCCGGCAGTTACACGCGCCTGTTGGTTGGCGACCAATAATGCCTCAAACCCCGACATACCTTTTAAGCCGGCAGATTTACCCGCTGCCATTTGTTGAGGCAACCAGCGCGCCATATCCGCCAATTCAAAGTTACCTGCCTGACCTGCCGCTACGGCTTTGTCTAACACTTCGCCGATTTGGTCTTCTCCGATGTCAAACTGTTGCATTGCCGAAATGGCGATTTTCGCCAAGTCGTCGGTACTTGCGCCTGTTGCGGTGGCTCCTTTTTGTAATGTTGGCAACAATTTCATGGCGGTATCGGCTTTCACCGCACCGGAGGCCAACATGGTATCTAACGCACCCAAGGCGTCTTCCTTGGTGCCGCCACCAATTTCTACCGCACTTTTTACGGCATTATTCAGTTCTGCTTTACCGGCAATACGTCCCACCACATCACGCTCTGCGAATGCGGTGTTGGAGGTCATCGCAAGAGAGCGGTCATAATCCATTTGTTTTTTCATGGGTTGTGCCAACACCATGCCAGCAGCGGTCGCACCTGCCGCTAAACCGGCAATACCTCGCCCAATATTGCCTAAACGTTGCCCCATGGAGACTTTGCCCATTTCCGCGTTCAGCTCTGCAATGCGGCGTTTAGTCGCCACAGCGGCGCGGTCTAATTCCCGCCCGGAAGCAATGCCACTGCGTTTTAATTGGTCGTATGCCGCACGGGTGCGGTTGATTTCGGTTTGGATACTGCGCTCACTACGCACACCCAGCATTTCGCGGTTGCGTGCCGCTTGTTGGATTTGGCGGTAGCTTTGTTCCGTCACTTGTGCCGTTTGACGCATCGCTCTTTGTTGCGTGGTGGCGCTACGTTGGGCTTGATTTTCGATATTTTTAGTTGATTTGCTAACACTGTTTTCCACGCTTTTCACCACGCTACTAGCGTAGTCTTTCGCCTTGAGTGTTAACGAGACATCCATATTTGCCATTTTTAAACCTTGTTTAAACGTAATTTAACAGCAATAAAAAAGGGGCATTACGCCCCCTTATTTTTACGACGCTTAAATGTATAGGACGTCGTAGATTCGTCGGTATTATGTTGGGTTTTCGCGCCTTGACTCGCTAAATAGCTGTTAATCCATGCGCTGACTTCCGCGTGACACATATTCCAGACGGCTTGCGCAGTAAATCCAAACTTACCCAGCAAAATCGTTGCCGAGCGGTAGTTTTCATACGCCTGCCACACTTCGCTGACATTGCGTTTTTTTACGCTTCGTTTGCCGTCTTTTGGTCTTCCGAAACACCCATGCGCTTTTTTCGTAGTTGATTAATTTCGTTGTTAATCAATACGTAATCATCAGTAGCAAGGTTATCCAGCAAGAATACCGGAGTCACCGCCTCACGCGGAATACCATCAAACTCTACTTGCTGTGCCAGATACGCTAAGTCAACCAGCATTTGTTCCGATGTGTTTAACGTTTCTTTTTCGCTTAACCCAAGGTCACTGATAACTTCCAACGCTTGGCATTCACCACCCACGGTCAAAATTTTGACTAACACGTCATGATGTAGCGTGCCGTTATACAGCACGCCAAGTTTCAAACGAATTTTCATTATTCCTCAACCTTGTCTAACGCTACCATTTGCAAATCGCGCACTTCTTCACTATCTACGGTATAGCTTGTGCCGGTTTCGGTGGTAAAACAGCCGATGTATGAGATTCGTTTACCGTTTTCTTCTTCCACCGTAATTTTGGCATCTGTCACGTTATCCCAATCAGGCTCTGCCGCGTTTAACGGCACAACAACAGTGAGTGATAATGCATATTCGGTAATGCCTTTTGCAAAGCCTTTCACACGTCCTTTGCGGTTGATAGTTTTCACCGGTTTGCGACCGGTGGTAACACGCACATCTAACTTGGTTAAGTCAATCTCTTGACCGTCCACTTCGACAATGCCTAAACTGGCAAATTCTTGGGCCATTTACGCCTCCTATAAAATCAAATCAACACGGTTAGCGACAATATGTAATCCGTTCACCACATCGGTCGGGATGACACAATCTAAGCGGTTAGGGTCAACGCCATTACGTTTCACCAACAATTTCGCTTTATGCTGTGCCACATTTTCCAAGATTTCTTCTTTTTCCAGACGTAACAAAACATCCAGAATTTCTGACCGCACTTTATCCGGTGTACGCGCAGACAATTTGGCGCGAGGGAAACGTAATTCGATACGCTGTTCAATGGCTTTGCGCGTATAGTCCAGCGTGCGGATGGTGGTTAAATCCAAGTAGCTCGGGTCATCCGTATTGGTTGCCGATTTGGTGTAAGTCGTGATTGCACGCATAATGCGGACACGATGATTAACTACCGTAATCGGGGTTAAACCGTGATATAACGCCTGATTCGCTTCGGTCAATAACGGCGTTTGTGTCGGGTCAACTTCGGTCAAGCCCTTAATTTCAAGGGTATTTAACGGACGCGCCGGGTCTTCTTCGCCTGCAATCACTGCGCCATACCCAGCAGCAATCAAGGCATGAGATTCGACTGCACCTTTATACCAACCGCAAGTGATACGCTCACTGTTGATTTTTTCGGTGTAGGTTGTACCGGTTGCCATACTGCCACGCCACGCTAACACACCGATAGCAGGTTTTTTCTCAAGCGGAGCGGACACGGCTTCCAAGTGTTCGCGTAACGCTTTTGCATTTTTGTCGTCCGCAAACGGCGAAATAATGATGTGATAATGCGTACCGGCAACACTTGCTAATGCAGGGGCTAAATCCGCATTTTCTGCACCGTTGGCAAATGCTGTCGCATTAATAATCATGTCTTTAGCCGTATTGGTTGCGGTCAAATTGATTTCGTTGCCAATTTCGCCTTTGCATTTTGCGGTTAACGTAATCGTGCTCTCATTTACAGCTGATGTTGCTGGGCAATTTGTCGCACCATTAATCACAGCGTTTAATCGGGCGGCAACATCTTTGGCTTTTTCGCCGTTTGCCACAGCGACTTTGTAGTCAATACCGGCAATCGTTGCTGTCATAACACCTTGACTAGTAGCTGTCCCGGTCAACACCAAACTACCACTTGCCGCTACACCGGAAGAACTATCCGCTAACCCCATAACAGATAAACGGATCAGAGAGTTGTTAGTAATCGCCATGCGCGTCATTAAATGCGCCCAAGAACCTGCACCAAATGCCTGCTCCGCGTCAAGGTCGGAATACACACGCACCGGTTGGGTAAATGCCGTCGCACCGCCCACCATTGGCGCAACAATTAACACCTCTTGCTCGTTAGTCGGCAGAGTAGTTACCGCGCCCTTGGCGTTATACTCCGTATAAACACCCGGTTTACGTAAGCTGTTCGGGATTTTTTCAAATTCAATGTTAGTCATTACCTGCACCTCTTTGCTTGCGGGTTGGTTGCACTTCGATTAAGTCACCATCAGCGATTCTGCGCTGATAATAGACTGTATTTTCTACTTCAACCGGCTCCTGCTCGATGTAGGCGTGCGGCTGATTTTCTAAAGGGACTTTCACCCCTGGAGTTGCTTTTACAATCATGTTTTATCCTTTGTTTTTACACTAAATCCGACCTCGGCATTGTTGTTCGGGTCATATAATTTGCCGTCCACATGCTCAAGGATTGGCGACACCGGGGAGAGTTCGGCCGCATAATGGGTAAACACAAAATCAGGGTTAGCCGGGTCTTGTGTTTTTTCAGGATACAAACCGTCTTCCAGCGGGGCGATATCATCAAACGCCGCCTCGTACTCAATGGCATAAGCCGTGACTTTTTCAGTGCGAAACTGCGCATTGTTAAACAACGTCCGAATCGCCATCGGTTTTAACGGTTTCACCAACCCGCCCAAACGTTGAGTATCCAACAACCGACGCACTGCATAAATCAACTGATTTGCGCCGATTTCGCGTTTATCCACCCCGCCTTGACGTGCTGCGAGATTACTCCGCAGTGAACGCACCGCCATAATCACCACAAACTTGGCATTCGTGCGAAACGCATTGCCGCGTGTCGTCATTGGCTCAATTCGTGCACCACCGAACGTTACTAACACCATTGGCAAACGCCCGGTACCCAGGCTTTCATCGTCCAGCTCGCCGCCATAGCTTTTCACGGTGTTGGCAAGCTGTCCCAAGCCGCGTGTTAAGCGGTCAACCAGTGCGTTTTCAATTTCGGTTATCACGGCCAAAAATCCTATTGTTCGGATTGGTAAACATCACCACATTGCCGTCGCTTTGTTGGTCTTCCTCGATGTCTATACCGAGCGAAATCTTTCCTGCTGCCAAGTCCTCAAGCTCTTTTAAACTCAATTTATAGCGCGTGATAATTTCGTCAGTAATCGTTACTTCGGACATACTCGCCAAACGATAGCGGGTGAGATCACAACAAATACGGGTTAGGTTTTGCGGGATTGTCGGCAACGGTAAGCGATAACGCGCACTTAAATAACCGTCGATTTGGCTTGTGCTATCCGAAAGCGCAATGGTCAGCACGCTTTCATTCACTACGCCTTCGCGGTCACGGTCGGTCAGTTGGATTGCCTGAAACTCGCCAATGCGCAAAACGAAATCTTTTACCGTTGCATACATGGTTTAATCCTCACATACCGGAACAAGCTCTAACCAAGGGTCTTCCGCAAGCGTTAAAGTTTGTTCAGCCGTTAAGTCATCCGCTGCGATGTACACTTCATCGGTTTTGTTAAAGCGATAACTACAACGCCCATAGGTTGCTTGTGGGTGGATTTCACGCAATTTAATCGAATAACCGATAGGCACAATCACTTGCCCTTCTTTGTCGTCCGATTCATCGTGTTTTTCGACCGCACTTTTTGGCGCACTTTCGGCATTACCCGCACCGTTTTCGGTTTGGGCTTGCACCTGTTCTTCCAGTGCTGTTTGCCCGTCTTGCGTGACGTCGTCTTTTTGGTTTTTCTTAGCCATAATTAACTCCTAGGGCGGTTTCCCGCCCTGATTGGTTATTCTTCAATGATTTGTGATGACACAATCACTTTCAAGCGACCTTTTAAGATGTTGGTCGTACCATTGATGATGTCGCCCTCGCAAATTTGGCGAGCTTGGAACTCTAATGCCGGCGGTACTAAAATCACATTCGGACGAATGTTCAATAACTTGCCACCGTCACCTTTCAATGATTGCATTTTGGCAATCACTTTCATGATGTTTTCAGCATTGAGTTCTGTTTTCTCAACACGGTGGGCGAGTTGCCAAAAACCAAAACCGGCGGCACCACGTGCACGCACACCCCATTCATAAATGTCTTCATTGAATACGGTGTCGGACTTGGATGGATCAAACTTCGTTTCGATTTCCGGTGCTGTGCGCTCTTGCCAAATTAATGGTTTAATCGCATTGGTAGTATCGAAAATATAAAACGTTGGCGCTTCTGTTTTCGTACCAGTGGTAATATTGCTTTGCTCTTTGCTTGAGCCTGTGCCGTCCACGTTGTCAAAAACAGGGTGGTCAGTGTCAAAGTAATTTTGGCCGTCATAACACAAAGTCGTTTTACCGGCTTTTAACAAGCCAAACACCAAATCATCAGGCAATTCAGCCGCACTTTGTGCCGCTTGTTGTACCATCGGACGGAATAAGCCCACTTGGTCGTCTTCAATGTCAGTGCGCGGAATGCCCACAGTGCTTTCGTAAAGTTTGTTTTCAATGCTAGTACCTTGGGCTTGCATTGCTTTACGCTGACGTTTGTTTACCCATTCCACCATTTTCGGGAACTGACCTAAGAAACCATAGGTATTCACTTTGGTGTTAGAGGATACTTTCATTGCAATTAAGTCCCACTGCGGTTTAATTAAACCTAAACCGGCGGCAAAGTCTTTTTTAAACTGGGTTTCAATCGCTTTTAAAACTTCGGATTTTTTAAACATTATTTTTGCTCCTTGTGTTCTTTGATAAATTCGGCTTCGGTCATACCCAACGCACGAGCTGCCGCTTGTTCTGCAGCACTTAATGCAACCTGCTTGTCTTTATTTGGGTCTTCTTTTGCTTGATGACCGCCAGCTAAAGCTTGATTTGGCGTTGCAACAGTTAAATAATCAGAAAGGGCCGTAATATCGGATTTACCTAATTTTTCTGCCCATTCTTTTTGTGATGGCAATAAACGCCCGTCAGATAATGCGGTTTGAATCAAGTCATTAACTTTATCGCCATGTACTTGCGCGCTTAACGCATTTAGTTTGTCTTGCACATCTTTCATTGCCGATAACGGCACATATTTGCTCGGGTCAGGCTCTGCACCGACTTTCGCAGTTAAAGCGACGACTTCACCGTCTTTTTCTTTTAACTTACCGTACACATCACTGAGTGCCACCGGGCTGTCGCCCTTAGCCGCAGAAAGTGCGGTCAGTTTTTGTTTCATTTCGTCTTCGGTCGCTTCCGGCGTGCCGAATAATTGGCGTAATAACTCCAGCATGGAATTGTCCTTTTTGTGTTGATGTTGATTAAATTGGGATGAAAAGGCGACAGCTTCCGCCAAGTCATGACAAGCAGGGCGATTGGTTAATGCTGCATTCAGCACTTTCGTTACCTTGCCGTCCGGCTCAGTCAAAAACAGAGGAGAAATGTAACGATATTCCCCGTCTCGAATTTGTTGATGGGCTTTTTTTGTCCAATCCACATCGACAAAAATGCCTTCACCCGGAATATACTCCGCCGTTTCCATCCAACCTGCGGCAGGGTTAGGTTTGCCGTTTTTCTCAATAAATAGGGTTTGATGTTCGTAGTCGATCATGAGCTTAATCTTTAGCTGATTAATATCTTCAGCCAAAGCGTAGCCGTTAGTGTCATCTACATACCAGCCTCCTGCACCTTCGGTGCGTCCATCTTGCGAATAAAAACGACCAAAGGGGAACAACTGAATACGCCCATTTGTTTTTTTGTTAAGCGCGAAACTTAACGCAATCGGCTTAATGTGCATCGTTTGTTATCCTCGTTCTTTAATAGCGGATAACAGAATAACGGACTGGAAAAAATGAAAAGAGGGGAGCGACTTCCTCACTCCCCTCTAGGTTAGAATTTTTTGAAAAATTGAAATTGAATGTTGCATTTAATCTTAAACTATTTTTAAAACCTTTTTAAATCCTTTTAAATCGTTTTAAAAAATTTAATTCGATAAATCGCCCATTCAATCATAAAAATGCAAATACGCGCGATTTAGGTCGGTTTTATGTTTTATTTAACTACACTCCGAAAATAGGCTTGCACATCCTTTAAAATATCCTCCTCGTCTTGCGGTGTTAAAACAAGGAAAGGGCGCGCAGGAATATCGCTTCCGGGATGTTCAACCGACTTTCTAACAGTCCCACCGAATGACAAGGCTTTTTTAGTGACCGGTTTGATTTTATGCGGACTGGTTTTCCCGCCGAATTGGTGGATGGCCGCATATTTTAGGTTTGTCCCAACCTGCGCTTCGTTGTTATCCCAACTCGAATGGATGCTATTTCTTAATGCACCGCTATCAATCAATGGTTTTCCGTCAGGGCGACTTTTCACACCAAGCCAAGCAGGACGCCCACCGGCTTCAAAGTTTTGGTCAACTGCAGATTGCATTGTACCCGCTATTGTACGCATAAGCGGCACATTATATTTCACATGTTGCGCCAATTTCGATAATGCGTGGATAAGTTCTTTTTCGTTGTTGATTTTTACTTCTATCATGTTATAGTGCCTCTAGTCGCCCGCAGCAGTGAATCTCGAAAACTGCGAACGAATGCTATTGGAGCAGGGATTGATGTGTGGGGGTGTTCGAGTCCCACCGGGCGACATATCTATTTAAATGCTTTTCGCCATTGTCTATCACTTGCCAAGTGTTGCGATGTCAAGTAAATCTCATTGCTACCATTAAGCACTTTAATGACAGCTATCAAGCGCCTTGAATCCACTTCCTTGTAGAATTTAAACGTATTTTTACCGTCTTGCTCTATTTTGTCTGGGTTATATAAGACGTCCGGTAACCGCGCATAGTCATCAAAATCAAAATCTTGTCCGTAACGATTTGCAATTTGTTTAATTAATGAATCATCTGAAAGCCAAACTGTAGATAAATCAGTTTTAATTTGTCGCTTAGTATCTTCGCTTAACACGCCGGCAATAAATTTATAGTCCATTTTAAACCGCTCTCTAATCGGGTTTAAAAATGCCTCACGCTCATTTTTGCCTTTTAGCTTTTTATAATCATCAATATAAGGCGAGAATTCTTTTTCGAACTGTTTAAAATCAAATTTAAAGCCCTCGCCGCCCATTTCACGTTTAGCAAATTGGTGTGCTAATGATTCAGGATAAAGTGCTAAATTAGGTTTATATACGGTTCGTCCGACATTGTAATCAAAGCCTCTATCCGTAATAATCCATTTATCATCTGACAATTTAAATGCGGTCGTTTTTTCCGTTGTGGTGGCATTGATTTTGCGGTCGTAATCAATCAAACGATCTGCGCTATCCCCAACGACCAGATTACGGCGCTTAATGTCACGCTCGGCTAATGCGATAACCGAACATCGACAATTAAATCCGTTGGGCGGGTAAAATGTCGCCCAAAATGGATCATCATAGCGATAAACCAAACCGTGCATAGCGGAATGACTTGGGCGGGTACGATCGTCATTTACTGCCGAATATTGCCAATAAGGTCGGTTATCTGCGTTATCTCTCATTTCGGCATAGCGCTGAGAAGAATAAGCAGATTGCATGTTGGTGCGATAAATCGTCTCTAATCGGCGTGGTGAGCCAAAATATTCACCAGTTTTCGGATCTGCAAGCAAATATTCTTTGTCATACCCCGCAATCCATCCTTTTTTCTTAAAATGTTCAAAAATTCCTTTTTTCCATTCGCTAAAAGGTAAGCCTTGTGCCTGTGCATCAACTAAAGACTGGTAGATGTCTTTACTCATCTCAAGGCTGGATAAATTAGCGATACGCGTTGCTTTTGCTCGGGCGCTATCCATTAAGGCATCTTCGTCAAAATGTCCTAATATGGCCTTTTTACCCCTTAAAAACTCAATGGCTTTTTTCGGTTCTAGCCCCAAAACGAAATTAACGCTTGGCATTGCTGACTCCCAACAATTCGGACAAAAAGACGGCTTGTGTCAAATAACGTTGATGTTCTGCGTTATCTAAATCCGGGTAAATTTCAGCTAATTTATCACTTGCTTCCTCATAGGTATTACATGCGGTTAATGCAACGGCTAATTGACGCACCACAGGGTCTAATTGGCGATTAAAGTCAATCACATTTAACGCCTCGTTTAAACTGTTATCCAACAAATCCTGTTCCGTTTCACCTTTGTTAGCAGCCGACAACGCCACGTGCGCACCTTTACCCAAACACCCCGCACACTGACAACCCACTACGTGGGCAGAAAGTGCGGTAGATTTCTCCGGTGTTTTTAAATCGGGATTAAAATCACTTTGAACGGCTTTTAAAACCACTTCGCCTTCTTGTGCTTCCGGAATGCCTAGTTTATCGCGCGTCCATTTTTCGGGGATTTGCACGCCAATGCTCACAAGTTTAGGGATAGCATCAGCAAAAGTGCTTAAATCATCGTATTTCTTGGTGTCAAACTCAAAGTATGGCACACGATGTAGCGCAATATTGGGGTCAACATTAATCTGCAAATAAGGCAGGATGATTTGCTGTGTGATGGTCTGCGCCACTTGTTTCGCGTCTGACACCAACAAATCACGGCGCACTTCATTATGCACGTTGCCCAAGGCATTAGTTGAGCTTTTTCCGTCTGCGCCTGATGTGAGCGTTTGCCCTAAAATCAGGCGGGCAATGGATTTTTCACACCAGTCTACCATTTGTAAGAATGGGTTATTTGCCGACCCAGCACCAGTATTTGCCGCATTATGCAATTCGATAGTCATGGAATCAGGCATAATCCCTGCGGCATTATGGCCTATTTGTGCAAGTGCGCGTAATAGCGTGCGTTTTTCTTCGTTGGTTGCCCCTGCGCCATATTTCCCGATGCGAATCGGCATGCCGTAAAGCTCCAAGAATTCGGCAAAATCCCGCACGGAATAATGCTTAAACATATAAAGCCAAGCCAGTGTGCGGAATAAACCCATACGCGCCAGTTGCACGGAACGGGATTTATGTGAATGCACCACCCAGCCAAACGGACGCAAAGGTTCCCCCATGGGATTGCTAGGGGTTTTTAACAAGAGATTGTCGTTTTTATCTAGCTTAAACCAAGACTGAGGGCGAGCGATAAAGTTGTGTGGAATATACTTACCGTTTTCCAATTTCCACTCGATTTCCAACGCAGAAAAGCCGTGACCTACCGCGTCCATCATATCCATCAGCAAGTTTTCAAGGTTCGGATATTGATAAAACAACTCGTCAATTTCGGTTTGCAGTTTTTCTTCCGCTGGTGTGGCATTACGCGGTTCAGCAATCCGCCAATCCAGCGTTAAAATCGCCCGTTTGCGCGTCTGGATATTCGCACCGATAGCACTGTCTTGTTCTTCGATGTCCATAAACAACTCGTGCTGTGCCGTAATATCGCCATTTTCCGCATCTTCTAAAATGCTTTTCAGCTTTGACGGGGTAATGCGATTACTCGGGTGGTCGGATAAAACGCGCCCATTAGCCGTCACCATGGCTTCGTCAGTTTGGGTTGGCTCGTTTTTTCCCCCAACCAATGTTTTAATTTTTTCCCACAATTTCATGTTTAACCTCGCCAAATACTATATAAATCATCTTCCGTTTCAAAATCATCATGCCCCAAGTCTTCATCGTTTAAGCCTATCCACTCAATCGGTGCGGAATACTTCCTTGCTAGACTCCACAACATTTCAAGTGCGTCTGGGCCATCATCATGATCGGCTTTTGGAAAATGCCGTAGTTGAGCTATTAAAGTCGTCTGTGACGGGTGCAATAAAATCAGTCCATTTGCCATATGTGGCTGTAGGCTTTCAATTCTTAGCATTTTGTCTGTATTAGGTTTTATTGGAACAACAGGTACGGGATGACCACGTTGTGCCGAGCGTTTTACAATTTCAGAATTCAAAAATTCCTGAAATTGAACAGATTCGCCACCGTATTTAAGGAAGTTATATTGAATATGCAGTCTAATAGTATCCTCTATGATTAAGTCCGGTAACCGTTTTTTTATTGCTGCTTCGACTACATACAACTTACCTGTGGCGCGCTGATAACCGCCCACCAAAATCGCCGACGGGTCACGGCTCGCCCCCGCTTTGCCGAGTGACGGGTCAACTGCACCAAAATAAATCAAATCAGATGGCAGTTCTGTCCAGTATTTAATGGCGTTGGCAAAAATCGCGTCATCACTGCTTAACGGGTCATTTTGATATTCGGAGTCAAATGTAGCATGACCATCACGAGCACGGATTTTCATGAGCGTAAGTAACGGACGCGCCGCCCAGCTCACTTCTGAGCCTTTATCCATTGCCGCTTGATTGGCGTAATAAAAGGCATCCGCAACTGCTTCACCTTCATTTAAGAAAAAATCTTCCCATTTATCCCACAACGCCATGTCATCGGGCATTTTCTTCAAGGCTTTAAATTTGGCGGTTTTCCACGCCTTGGAGCTCAAAGTGCGGTTAAGTACGCTGTCGTAATGCAGGATAGTTCCGATATACACCACGTCCAATTTATCGCCTGCCGCGCCCAATGGAAGTACGGTCTTTTTCAACCAGTCATGCAACTTATCGCGCTGTTCTGCGCTGCGGACTTGTTCGTCATTCTCTATATCGTCCAACACAACAAGATCAGGACGATAAGCCCCGTGGCGCAAACCACGCAATTTCTTGCCCGAACCCGCCACCTGCACTTTCTGATTGGCTTTTGTGATAATGGTTGCCGCTTGCCATACGCGCCCTTGTCCTGCCACTTCTGGAAAATCAATGCGTAAACGTTGGTTAAATTCCAATTCCACTTTGATGGCTTCCAACATCGGGTAGGCTTGGTCGATACTGTCCATCACGATCAGGGCATAGCGTTTTTGCTGTGTCACCAAGCAATAAAGCGTAAACAACTGCGACACCAACGTGGATTTCGCTTCACCACGGGGCGCGGCAGTTGCCATATTGATAGGTTTAGGCGCTTGTAATACGGCAGGGAGTTCGGCAAACAAATAATTGTGCAAATCCGAACGTGATGTTGACCGCACATAATGTGGGAAATAGTGCGACACGAAATAGTCATACCCATGCACCGGGTCAAAAACTTTCTTGCGCCGTTCTGCTACTGCTTCAAGACGATCATCCCACCCGTCAAAGGTCGCCTCTACTTTTTGACGCAAACTCGCCGCATAGGCTTGTAATTCGGCTAAAAGCTCTTTATTTCTCATTTTATTTACTCTTACATGGCGTGATTAATAAACCGATAAAAAGGAACCACCCCCAGCCACTCACACCATGTTTTAATAACAAGTAGGCACAAATAATGGAAACAATGCAGGGCAAATAGTGAATTAACAGTCTCATTCTTTATATTCCTTTTTTAGGATTGCACCGAACTCGTTTAATGCGTCAATAATGACATCAAGCACCTGCTTGTCGGTTGTTTTGGTTTGTACATAATCGCCAAACATCATCATTGTTTTAACTGCGGTCGCCATTTCCGACACCTCTGGTAACAATCGCTTACTGCTCGCCACCATTTTCGAGTAGCTGTCACCCAAACCTTGGATCAGTTTAGCTTTATCGCTTACTGGCAAGTCTTCCGCATGGCGTAGCTCTTCCATTGTTTTCTCAAAGTAGATCACAAACGTGGTGAGCATACCGCGCGCCACGTCTTCCACTTTTCCGCTTGCCATGGTGTTAGCATCACGCACTTTATCCCAATTATCGCCACGAGCTTCGGCTTCACGTTTCCAGCGTCGAGCAGTGTTATAGGACACTTTGGCTTTTTCTGCGGCTAATTCAAGCGTTAAGCAATCAAACACATAGTAACGGCGCACATCTGCCTTGGTTTTTTCATCATGTGCCATCTTAACCCCCGAATTTTGCTTTAATCAGCTCAAACCCAACAGAGACGACCAAGCCACTTAACCCGCCAATAACCGCAGCACGCACACCTAATTTCGCCAAACTTTCTTCTACCTTTGCCAAGCGCGAATCAATTTCATCCACCCGTCCATCTAAACGGTCAATTTTGTGATTGACGGTACGGCTTAAAGATAAAATCTCATCCAGTTTGGCGGTGATTTCTTCTTTTTCCGCAAGTTGATCTAACATCACTTATCCACCTTTTTATCTAACTTTTGATTGATTTCTTTCAACTGATCGCGCACCTCTTTCAAAATGCTTTCAAAGTGTTTATCTTTTACTTCAGCAAGCTCTTTGCTCTGAAAATCGTGCTGCATTTGCTTTTCTAAGGCTTTAATCGCATGCTCATTTTCAGCCACTTTATCGTTTACCGATTTCCACACCCAGCCAACTAATGTCATAATCAACGTCGTGCCAATCCCAATAAACACTTTATCGTCAATCATTTTGACTCCTTACTTTTAGTGCAAATCTCACGATAGGTCGCATTATGTATCGCAATTTGTCGCAAGGTTTCCGTGGTATCTTGTCTGCTGGCAGTAATAATGCCAAATCCACTGCAACTTGGATTAATCACGGAGATCGCCTGATTGCTGCAGGCGGTTAATGACATCATCACGGCTAGTGTTACGAGTGTTTTCTTCATTTTTCTTTCTCACTTCAAAATGTTTTACTTGAGTTTCAGCCACGGCTTTTTGCGTTTGCAACTGCGCATTGGTTTTTAATAACTGCTCAATCTCACGGTGTGCATGTTTCAGCTTAAACATCACATACGCACCCAATAGCGTGAAAATCCCGAGCCCCGCTAAAATAATCTGCATACTCATCAAATCCCCCTTGGTCTATCCGTTTGTTCTGGCTCCACATAAGTTTCACCGGTAATCGGTTCTTCTGGTTTCGTTTGTTTGGCTTGAAAAGCCATCACCGCCCCTTTGGTTGCGGCAGAACCCCCACAAAAACAAGCAAAATAAAAAAACAAATCAGTGACCGTAGAACGGTCAAGATAGACCGCATAAATCAATACACCCGCCATCACCAAAAAGCCGAAAAACTGAATAAAGCCTGTGGTGCTGGCGCGTCCGTTGTCATTTGTGAATAATTCAAAAAACTTTCTCATGAGCAAAGTCTCAACATTAATTTGAATGCCGGTGTCATCTTGCCATTGCCGACATAACTCCACGCATTTTTGCTGTAAAAGTAAGGTCGGCATTTGGTTTGTTTTGCTCTCAAGCAGAACCAATCAAAAACCCATCCTAAAATGTCTGAAAATTTAAACTTCATTGTCTTGTGCTCCATATCTTAAGTTTTGTGCCACACGATTCACCCAGCCTTTGCCGTATCGGTCAAAGTTCTTTAATTGGGTGTAAAAATTAAGGCGTTCGCCGTTTAACACCATCAACGTGTCAGAGATTGGATTGCGATTGATGGCCTCTAGAGAGTATTTACCAATAATGCCGTCATCTAACACGCCAACTGCGCGCTGTAACATACGGCTCGCATTGCCGAAACCGTGATTCACCGCCGCATCAAAAAATTGATAGGCAACGGCATCCGGCATTTGCTCACAGTTGTAACGCAACCAAAATGCGCGATAATAGATTTCATAGGCTTGTTGGCGCGTCATGGTTTTCATGTTGCCAGTATAGCCATTTGCCTGAGCTGTACGTTTAGTAATCCCCCAATTGGTTTCCCCGCCTGGGTCTCGTGGGTCATTAACATAACCACCCTCATGCCCAATTAAACGGTTAAAAATATCTAGAAAAGTTAACGTCGACATAAAAAAATACCCTTAATCTATTAATGATTAAGGGTATTGTCTTAAAAGCAGAGTAAAGAGAAGAGAGGAGCGGTTTCAGCACTAAAACAAGGCAAGATTATGGGTTTCTTCAGGATGGCGCACTTGCGCTAAAATCTCCCAACCGCTCCGATCAGAAAGTTGATATTTCGGACAAAGCTCAAGCATTGCCATACGCCCTGATTTATTTAAATGCTGGGTAAGATAATCATAATCGGCTTTAAAACGATAATTACGCAACACACGCAATGCCGTTTGGCAACGAGGAATATACAGCCACTCCCCACGAAAAACCTCTCGTAATTTCACCGCACTTTCCAAACCAATGAGTGCTTTGAGTTTTGGAAAATAATGCACCCCATCAGTAAATCGAAAAGTTGCCCCACCAAAATTTGTAATAATTTTTTCCACTGCAGCAAAGCCCACCAAATCCACCATCTGCTGCACCGTTTCAGGCAGTAATTCAGCCACATCTTCCAAAGATTCAACCATAAACACCTCCGCAAATTGTTTTACACAATTCTCACACGGAAATTTTAAAAAGGCGGTATTTTTGAAAAAAAAGATAAAAAAAATCCCACCGAAGTGGGATTTGATAAAATTAAAAATTAGCACAGCTTTCCATACCAATCTTCAAGGGTTTTTGCACGGCGTGAAATCGTGCCAGTCCCTTGCTGATTATCCGATAATCGCTGATTTCTTGGCAGATTTGCTGTCGAAAAATAATCCGTTAAAAATTGGTTTGCATGTCCTTGCATTGCCGTTCCTGAACGTAATGACCAATTTTCCCATTCCCGGTAAACATCGCATTGTCTAAACCCCCAAGTCATTAATTGCATTGGCATAGAAGTCGTCGCAAGATTAATCCCACTTGGCGTTAAATTTAGATTGCTATCTAAAAAGCCAAGGATTCTTGCGCTATGTGCATAATAATCAACTTGACGCTTAGTGAGGTTAAGCAGAGCAGGGGAAAGGAAACCATGTTGATATTTACATTTAACAACAGAAAGGATTTTTTTAAGATCGTCCGCTTGAGGGACATTTATACTTGTTAGAGGCATTTTTTTTACCTTTTTGTTAATTTTTCCTTTAAAAACGAAAAGCAAAAAGGTATTATTGCGCCGTGTTTACACAAAAATAACTTGCTTTTCGTTATAAAGGTGAGTTGTTTGTTTGGCATCACACAGTCATTGGTAGTGAGGAATGTGATACCGTCTTTTAGGAAGACCCGATCAGTTGGCGCTGATTGGGTTTTTCCATATCTAGTGGCTATAAAAACACGGAACCCCTAGATATTCATTTCAATTATAGATATTAACGATCAAAAGATCAATGAGGATCGTTGCAATCTATCAAAATAATTCCTGAATCGCTTCCTAACGCACGATTTTCAGAAATTTGATATTTACCCTAACCTAAAATTTAGTATGGCTTAAATCGTGTTTTATTTTGCATAAATAGCATTTAAAAATTACATATAAACATATATAAACACATATAACTATTTTACGTGCATAATTATGCTGTTTTACTCGCATAAAAAATCCCACCGAAGTGGGATGAGTTTCTTACTATTTGCAATTTTCTTTTTTCAATAGTTCACTGATACGCTTATATTGTTCTTCATTTTTTGCATTTAAGAAAAAGTTTTTTGCAACTCTTAAAGACATACAAGCTTCTTTCATATCCCCATATTTCTTAGCCATCTCAAATTCTTGTAATTTACTTTCTGCCATTTGGTTTTGTAAATTTTCTTGGGTCTTTGATAAGGTTTCGGTATCAATAATTGGATTTGCATCTGTTATCTCAACAAAAAACTGACGACCTTCAACCCATATCGAATAGAGAATTTCTAATTTGTTATATGTTTCTGTTTGTAATAATGCGTAACATAAACGAATGTCTTTATTTTGATTTTTCTCTTTAACCTCTCTGACAACAAATACATCTTTAAGTGTAAAATCAATGCCTGTTTCTTTAGTTCTATCATTTAGCATCCCTTCAATCGTATCTCCAACTTGATCACATTTAGGGATACTGGTATCTAGCATATTTGCGTAACTAAAAGTAGAAATTACTAAGGCAAAAAATATTGCAAATTTTTTCATATTTTCTCCAATAAAAAAGGCTCCAAAGAGCCTTCAATTTACACCTGATAATTTCATCTTACAATGCTTTTTTATTCCGATCATACACCGCCAACATCTGCACCACCTTTTTCAACTGCCACGGCTGCAACCAATGCACAAAATCCACTTTAAACGAACGTTTCGCAATACCATCGGCATATTCTTTCGGTAAACCATGTTTTGCTAAAAGTGCGGTAATTTTTGCCAAATAAATTTTCTTGTCTTCACGTGGTGCCGCACGATTTCCCCAAAAATGACTACTGGATTTAAAACCCTTTTGCACCATAACATTTAACACCTTTTGCAATTCATTTTCCGTCATTTCAGTACAACTTGTTTTCCCCGTTGTGCTTACCAATAATTGACGATAGGTTTCATCATCAAGACCTAATTGGCTTTTTCCAATATGGATTTTAGTGATTAAATTTTTACGCAACATAGCCTTTCTCCTGTTCCGCTTTCCAGGCTTTCCAAACCGCAAACTCAGGCATATTTTCCACAAATTGCAACTGCCCAATAGCGGCATAACGTTCAATATATTGAATAGCAGCCATACGTTGATCCTCTTCTTGCGCCGCAACGCTTTGCATTTCAGCCTTGCCTTCATTACGCACCATCGCAAACAACGGTTTCGCCCCTTCATACACTTTCTTCAAATAGTTATGATTCGCTAGAGCTTGAATATTGCGGGTTTCCCGACGGTTTTTCATCACCGCTTGCACCGTTTCATTCAACGCATGAGCGAGTAGCGGACTGGGTTGATACATCTCCAACACATCTTTCATTAATCTCAATGCCCGACCATTAGATAGTGCCGATTTTTCAGGGCGAAACAACCCAATATAACTCACCAACGCACGCGCATTACGACCACCCAAATTGGAGATTAACCCCAACATCTCACGCCCCGCATCATCTTCCAACAGCGCATCCAAATGAATATCACTGTGGCAAATAGGGCAACGGCATAGTTTCATAACGTCATCCTCTTAGTTTTCTAACAATCCAATTTTTTAAATCAACCAATGGATGCGGCACACCGTAAACTTCGTGAATTTTGATATAAAACCAAAGCAAACAAGTGCCAAATCCAACGATAACAACGAGAACGATTAAGAACATAATCATCTCCATTTAGTCTCCTTGTTTAAAACACATTACTCAGCCCACTTCATCTAACTTATCACCCTCTTTCGTAAAGAGGGGCTAGGGGAGATTTGAATGGGCTGTAAATGGGTTTTAGTCGATAGGTGGTTGTGGCAACGGTTGCCAGTGGGTAACATCATCTGACAAAAAGTCATCACAATGCACAAAATCTCCATTTGTATTAAGTATCCCAATGGTAATATGAGGATATTTGTAATCATCGACATATAACAAGACTTGTGTGCATTCATTAGGCAACCGCTCTGAACACTTAATCCATCCATTGTTTTGCGGATATTCAACAAGCACCGGATTATCTACCATGTAAGTGTATTGATCACCGTAAATGTCCTCCTCCTCTTTAGTAAGAGGTCTAGTCGGTAAATCAAAACCGCCTAACGCAACCCCAAAACACGTTTCTTTTATGCCATCCTCAAGGTCATCTCCGAAACCATCATCAGCACCAATATCAAAAATTTCATCAACACAGTCTTGCGCTTGTGATTTAGCTTCTTGTAGTGTGTCGTGTGTTGTAAATTCGCGCTCTAACGCGTCATAAGCAAAATATTTTTTCATTTTTTAATCCTTACTTAGTAATAAGTTGGAAATTCACTTCTCAGAATTCGATAACAATTGGTCTTTAACTCAAAAATGCTTTTCGGCAGAGCGTTAATAGGTAAGCTTTTAAAGGCTTTACCGCTATCGTCCATACCATACGGCACACCGATTGCGCGCCAACATCGTGCGGCGTGTACCGCTGCGTCTTTAACCACATCCGAGTTAATCACAAAGCTATTTGGCCCAATGCGTTGCAACAAAACACCTTGTGCCATAAGCTTTTTAACCCGCCGTCTAAATTGACTTTCGCTTAATCCGGAGCCTGCAATAAGTTGGCTTACACTCAATATTGCAAAGTCTTCTGCTCTTTTCTCTGCATAATCATCGCTATATGTACCAACGCTACCACCGATATAAGTCACTAAGGTTCCTTGTGCAATACGGTCTAATGTTTCGTCCCAAATATACTCAAGGATATGTTCATCTAGCACTTTCATACTCACCCCAACACTGGCGCCATTTGCCACGCCACACTTTTCATCTCTCTGCTTGCTGCTTGTAATAGCAACAAAGCCCCTTTTGAATCATCAACCAGCCACTGTTCTTTTGCTGCTTCGATTTGTTCCATAATCTGTGCCAGTTGCTCGGTGACTTGCGCTTTCTTTTCACTCATACTTCCTCCACCTCAACCACATCATCAATTTCCGTAATCGTATGCGGTAGTTTATTCACATCACACACATTCAAATCACACAATTCCAACACTTGCTCATTGCTTTCAGCTTCAACAACTGCTTCAACCAAACAATAAAAGCGCGCGATATATTTAGTCATTTTTCACTCCTGGTCGTCTGTCAGGATACTTCACTAAATGCGCACACATTGCACGACGGTTTAACGCCCATTCTTCATTCACGGATTTACACGCCACAACTGATGCTTTTTCCCAAGCGGCTTCCGCTTGCTCATACGCGCCAGCACGCTCCATCTCAACCGCCAACGTGCTAAAGTCTTTATAGGTTCGTAGTTTTTCCATACATTGCTCCTTAGTTAATGATTAAAACCTATTATGAATGCCCCTCATCCCATCCCCCTCTTTTGTAAAGAGGGGTTAGGGGAGATTTAAAGGGCATTTAAATAAGCTTTAAACTCCCGCCACATCTAACGCAATCGGCACATATTGATCGCTTTCGCCCACACGCTCATAAAGTCGCACATAAGCCTTACTACTCACCACTTGCACGCTCTCACTAATTGCTTGCATCGCGTTTTGCCAACGTTCATCTTGAATATCTACCCGTCGCAAACCTAAAATCCGTGATGTGTTGAGGTTTCCCTCTTTATCTACATTAAACGCACGTTCAATTAACGCTTTTAGTTCAGGGCGAGAGCCTTCGCTCCATTCATTCAAGCACTCATCAATCAACACTTTTGCCGCCTGAATACGTTCATCAAATTGCAAATGGTCGTTAATCGCACGTTGGATTTTGTATTTGCCGTCGTAGCTATAAAGCGTGATATTGCCTTTACTACCGCCCACTTTTGCATTGTATTTTTCAGCCGAAAGTTCAATAAACGCCTGAATATCGCCGAAAATGCCATCTTTAAAATTGCGCATCTCCTTATTTAAGGACATGCCTTTTTCCACCCATTCACGCACAAGCACATCACGTGCTTTGTCGATGTCTTTCACCAATTCAGCTGGCGTTAAATTTCCTCTTGCATCACGCCAGTATTCTTTCCCCTCAATCATCACCTTCATTTAGAGTTCCTCTTTATCTAACTTAATCACCACAAGTCGCTTACCTTTATCACGTTTACATCGGGCGACTGTTGCCGAGCTGTAAATCGTTTTTTCGCTCACATTGAGTTTCTTTGCTAATTCTTCCGCAGTCCCGTCACCCAAATTCTCTTCGCCACGATAGACTGCATAAATTTGCCGACGCGTTGCCATTCCTCCTCCTAGTTCAAATATTTCCGCCAAACCACACGGATACCCTCCACCGTAAATTGCGCTTCTTGGTATCGACCCACATCACGCCCTACGTGATACACATAAGCGCGTTGGTCTTTCTCTAGCTTTTCTGTTACCGCATTATTCATCACACGCACAGTCGGTCTTATCTTCTCAAAGTGCACATTAATTACCGTAAGCCCCATTTCATTTAAGCGTCTTACCGCTTTTTCCACTTGTTCTAAATAAGCCAACATCACGGCATTGTTTTTGTTTAATTGTTTGTTTTTTCTTGCTTGCAACATGGTTATCTCCTTAACTAATTAACATTTTGCTGTATTGTTCAATCATCTCTGCGCTAATTTCGGTCTCGTTAATCTCTGCCGAACGCACAACACCTCGCATTAACTTACTTAATCGGCGTGCGTTGCCTTTACAGGCCTTCAATAAAGGGGCATTAAACTCACTTGTATTAAGTGCACTTTCCGCTAACATGGCTAAATCGTCATCAGGTAGGGCATTACCAAGGTCACAAGCAAATCCCACTCGACTATAAAGCTGTGCCAGTTCGTTATTTTTCCCTTTTAAATTCACCAACAAGCGAGGCATACCCGCTAAAATCACGCCACAATTTGTTAAATCGTGAATGCGTCGGATAAATTCCAAAGAGCGGGTAGAAAGTAACTCGGCTTCATCAATCATTAACAAACGTTCCGCACCATTTACTTTTTCCACAATTCCTGAAAGTACATCGTTGTTTACCCCTCGGCTGGTTGAACCAACATTTTCTGCAATCTTGCGTAGTAACACTTTCGGTGTGCAACTTGGATCAACCTCAATCAAAATGGCTGAACTATGTTCTTTCGCATATTGTTTTAGCATTTGTGTTTTGCCTAAGCCTGCCGCACCGTAAATCACATTAATTTCGCCCTCAGCGTGGGCAAAGTGCATAATTTCCATACCGCGCTTTGCTGTTTGAGTGGGGACAAATGCATTGTTGTATTTCGCTTCAACCACTTTCGCCTTATGGCGTGCTAACAACTCATCCACTTTTTCATCGAGCCACTTGGTATCAGTCGGGTATTTACCGTTTAAATATTGGCTCACTGTTGTAATGGACACATCAAACAAGGTTGCCACTTGTTTTTGGCTCATCTTGTGCGCATCCATAAACGCTTTTAATTCTTGTGCTTTCATTGTTTACCTCGTTATAATTTGGCTAATTTTTTTGAGGTGAAATATGCAAAATTTAGATCTTGAACATTTACGCAACCACATTGATGAACTGGTTACTCAAAAAGCATTAACCTTTGATTTAATCTCATTCATTCTTAAAGCTTTGCTTGAGAAGCAAATTCTTTCTGAAGAACAAATCGCTAATTTCTTTACTGAAAATACATCTCGCTACTATGGAAAAGTACCGGAAGAGCAGTACAACACCATCGTAGAAATATCATCTGCAATTAAAAACTACCTCGCTGATTAACTTTCTTCTGTTCCCACGCCTCTTTATCCGCATAGGTAAAGTGAATAACTTCTTTCTCTTTCACTTTTTCCTTGGTTGCTAAAAGATCCCATTGCGTTTCTTGATGCTCAATCGTAATAATCGGGTTAAGTTCCGCATTAATCTCATCAAGCTGTTCTTGTTTCAATTTCGCGCGGCGTGCATGACGCGCTTGGCGTGTTTTCTCAACATACGGCATTGGGAAGGCATCACGTTTATTGCCATCTAATTCGGCATAACAAACAAAAGTGCCGTCTTGCTTTCTCACAATCACTTGGCTTGGATCATGAATATCAAACATTACTTGCACCTTTTGCCCATCAACATCGAGCAATTTCGCGCTAAAGTAATAATTATTGAAAAGTTGTAACCAACCACGTTGTGCCACACGTAATGTACTTGGGCGGAATAAATCCCTTGCTTCCACTGGCGTAACAAAGACCAAATCATCAGGGTTCATTTTTTCCATCAACTGACGGCGTTTTTGTGCAGGTGTCATCCCCCCTAGTTCTCTGTGCTCGTGTTTATTGTTGTATTCATCAATGCCTTCTTGGCAGGCTTGTAAAAACTGATTCCAGCTAGGCAATTTACCCACTGCCCATTGTTGTTTTGGCGTTAGCTGTGTCGCACCTTTACGTTTTGCTTTATCCAGTGAAATCACTGCTGTGCTCACTTGTCGAATAGTGTCGCGGTCTGCCCCTGTGCCGTGATAGGTTTCAAACTGGCGAGCGATACGATATAAAATCGTTTGATGCACCCGCTCAATAATCCCACGCCCTTGTGGATTGCCTGGAATCCCTGTTTGGTGATTAATCCCCAAACGTGGCAACATCCCCGTAATATCCCCATCAAGCATCCAGTTTTTCTCGCCACCACCGTTATCGGAGTAATAAATTGCAGGTATGCCGTAGCGTTCCACGCCATAACGCAAAGCATCTGCCACTGCGAGAACGTTTTCCGCCAAACTTGCCGACCAACCCACAATAAAACGGCACGAGGCATCCATAATCAACGTTACTTCAGGAATAAATGGGCGACCGTGTTCAGGATGGGCGACTTTCAATTTCATCGCATGGCCATCACCCACCCACACATCATTCACCTGTAACACGCTCCAATCGCGTTTCACATAAGTGTTAAGGGCGCGGAGTTCAGAACCCGTCTTACGACCAATTTCCTTAATGTGTTTTGGCAATTTCGCTAATGCAGCGCGAACTTGGTCAATACTCGGTTTCATCTCTAAACGTAACGGCTCGTCTGCAAAACGTGCATCCCATTCAGTCGAAAAATAGTGATAGGCTTCTGCCACATTGATGCCATTGGTTTGGCGATATATCGCCAAAAAGTCAGGCAACCACACAATTTCTTCAGCCTTTTTCGCCACCCGTTGCATTGGTGCGAGGGCTTTTAATCGTTCTTCAGGGGTATCCGCCTTTTCATAATCCAACACCCATTGATTCAAAGTGCGGTCAGATAAAGTGCGATTTTTTCCCTTCTTGTTATTGGCGGTTTCCACCAATCTCATCAAATCAGATGAAATGCCACCATGTTTGATTTGTTCACAAAAAAACTTAATCGCCTTGTAACGAGGTTGGGCTTGTTCAAGCTGTGCCACTTGGGCAACTAACGCCATTCTTGCCCCTGCCACTTCACGTTGTTTTTCCGTTAAAGTTTTTAATTCCACCTGACGGAGATCGGCAGGAAGAGATTTGGGTTTGGCTTTAACGATAGAAACTGCAAACTTTGTACGAATCTCGTCTTGTAATGCCTGCGGTAAAGAACAAAGCGCATATTCCACACCACCACCTTTGCCAACGCGCTTGCGGGATTCCCAATTTTGTTTTTTAGCTCTTGTTAAAACAGCTTTCTTTGTAGTTGGTAGATTTTGAAGTCTTAAATCGACCAATTCCTGAGCAGAATAATGTGTTTTAAGTTCATTCATATGAACTCCTAACTATCTAAATGTATGTTCAATTTGAGTGCAATTTCTCGCTCCCGTCCGTACAAACACTTAGATTTTCCGTTCAAGACTCGACTAATTTCATTTGAGGTATATCCGTTTCGACGTCCCCATTCGGCTTGAGTGATGTTCAGATCTCTTAGCCATAGCTTGACTTCATCTCGGGTTTTCTTTTGCATAAATCACCTTTTTTATGGACTAAAAACATATTTTGAACTAGAATAATGATATTGTTTAATATCAATTCATATAGTTCATTATTATTTACTGAGTTCATAATATATATGAATTTTATGAATTACAAGAGGTTTTTTATGGAAAATTTCACAAATATTGTTAATAGATTAAAAACTGAACTATCCATAACAATGGATAAAGACGTGGCAGAGATTTTAGGAATGTCAAAAAGTGCGTTTGCAGAAAGAAAGCGCAGAGGGGTGTTTCCAGAAAATGCTTTAAGATTATTGGAACTTGAACGCCCAGACCTAAAACTGGATATCAATTACATACTATCTGGGACTAGGGAAGCAAATAACCCCAATGAAGAACTTGTGAAGGCAATAAAAGCAACAGAAATAAATATGGATGATTACCCATTCAAAGTATCTCCATCATTAATTTCTCCTTCTGATGCTACAAATCCAGTTTTACTGAATATGGATGAAATCAATCTATTGGCAAATTTTAGAAGAAGTGATAATCAAGGTAAGCACTTAATAAGTGAGACAGCCAAAATGTGTTGCGAACATTCTCTAACCAATATGCGTTTAGCTGAGTACACAGAAAAAGAGCGATTAGACTACATAAAAAAGACTTCTAAGAAAAATACTTAATTTTTGTAACTATTTGATTTAATTTGTTTTATTGCTTTTGTGTAGTTCATAGAATAAATGCCTAAAACTACACAGTTAAGAAGATGTACTGTGTAGCTTATGGGGAGTGGGGAAAGCATATACCTAGTATTAAAAGACAGCGAAGAAATTATTGTAGATCGGTCGAAAAAGGAATTAAAAGACGGAAAAATCTTTGTATTAAATAATGAAGGTGCAATGCTAGTGAAGAAAGTGCAAATCACCTACAACGGCATCACACTCATCAGCCAAAACACAGAATACGCACCAATAGAACTCAACGCAGAACAAGCCAATAACTTGATTGTGATAGGGCAAGTCGTGCGTGGCTATCGAGACTTCTAATATGTCGCCGACATCAATGTCGGTAACATCCAAAGAAACCGCATTACAAGCGCTTTCTTAATATTTTAAAGCACAAAGGCAAGGAAGCCTGTGTTACTTTCAAATACCGCCAAATAATGGCGCATTTTCGCAAATTCTACCCATAATCACACACAACAAACCGCTAGATTTCACCTAAACTCACCAAAATAGCCCCAAAAACCAACAAAAAAGGCGATTTCGCCCCATGAAACCGCCTTTTCTCCTAGCTCTTACCAAAACAACCATTAAAAACCTCACTTAGATGCACCACCTCTATTTCATCTTCCTGCAATTTCCACCCAGATTTTAAAGCTGAATTTAAACCCTTTTAAACCCACTTTAAAACGAACTTTAAAATTTTAAAAATGTTTAAAACCTAACAATTCACCGCCAACTTTTATGCAAAATAAAACCCAATTTTCGACCATTTTCCCACAATCCTCACCATTTTCCATTTTTGCATAAACTTTCCCCCTAAAAACGCCAAAGCCCCACAAACAGGGGCTCCAGCCAATTTTTTTCCGCCAAATTTTTTCTTTTTCCTTATGCAAATATTGTCACTACCCCACATAAGGCGTTTAAATCGGGATAGCCGCCGCGTTCGACGGTTTTGTTTTCTAGGTTTAAATAAAAGGCTTCGGTGTCAAGATAATCGGCATCTACCAAGCAGGAATAGAGCATTCGTGTGAAGAAAGCGTAGGAGAAAAAAGGATGATGCGCGTTGGCTTTGAGTGGCGGTGCAGACAGGGTTTCTGGGAGCTTGATTTCTTGTTGCCACAGGTTATCAAGAGCGGGAATATCTGCGCCAAATTGCAACGCCAAACGCTGCTTTAACGTGCGACGGTTATCACCTTCGCCGTTTCCATTTGCCAACCCGGCATGGTGCCCAGCAATGCAAAATGCCATCAGCTTGCCAATCACATTTCCCCAGCGTTCGACTGCAATTTTTGCGCCGGCAGTAGCATGATCGACTGATGGGCCACCATGCAATCGATGATTGAAGGCTTCTGAATATTTCCCTAAGTCATGAAGCTGTCCCGTCTGACAGGCAATTTCCTGTGCACCGAATACGCGAGCAAACTCCGCCGCCATTTCCCCAACATTGACTGAATGGCTTTGTAAGGTTTGCCAATGTTCATAAGGCAAGAGATTGCCGAGTTCGTCTTGAGCGGAATGGGCGTAGTAGAGAGGCTTAGTAAACATAAAAATAATCCCTTATATTTATGATTATTATTTGACCTAATCTACTCCTAATCCTCTTTTAATTCAACCATGTTTACATTGATAAATTTTGAGATTGAATCATTCATATTTTAAATAATACGCTACTAATGACGCCCGCCAAAAGGTGGTTTTGCAAACCAAATCACAATAAACAAGCCTAAGAATCCCATAGCTGATAGCCAAAATATTTCATTTGCGCCAATAATAAATCCTTGCGATGTTATTTGTTGAGCGAGGTAAGCTGAAGTTTGGGTATCACTTAAACCAAATTGATTCATTTGATGGTAAAAACTTTGGGAAATTGGGTTATAAGGATTAATGTGTTCTGTTAA